CTAGTATCCGTCTACGCGTACAAATTTGTCGCGACCCGCATCGTAGATGTAAGTAAAATCATTTGATCTAACTTCGTAATCGTAGTCATTATAATAGACCCAAATTTCATCTTCGTTCTCAACATGGAAGCGTTGCAAAAATAGTGCTTTGATTTTCGATTCTGTCATCGTAGTTGCTCCTTTAAATATACTTTGGGGCGGCACTTAAACCGCCCCTTGATGTAAGCTTAGTATGAAATCCAAAAACATGGATCTGATTGAGTTTTGTTGAAATAAAATCGCTTATCGCATTTTGTAATGATTTTATAATCTTTGTTGTCGCCGTTTTCATACAGTTCTTCGTAAATGGTTTTGATTTCCAATTGTGGATGTTCATCAGCAAAGAAGAGTTCTAAACGCTTCTTGACGTGTCCGGTTAGCTTGCGTGTTTCTGTCATGTTTTTTACTCCCATCTTGTATTTTTTATCCTGCCTTTGTATAATGGAAGCGGTGGAAGTGGCAGGACTGCCACCGAATTTTCCTTGTAAGTTCCCTTTACTTTCGACTGTGTAGGGAACTTATTTTTTTATTCCGGTTTTGCTTCTCTGATGATTCGTGCCGCATCTTTCGCATCTTCGGCGGTTGATTCCACCAGTTTTGCCAAAACTTCGAGAAATGCTACCAGTTCGCTTCTTGTCATCTCATCGCTCACTTCTTTCTACCTCCTGCCAAGTGATTCAAGGTTTGTTTGACCTTGTAAATATATTATAACATACTGCTATAAGTATTTATATTGACAGAATGACCAAAGTTTCAACCAGATTATTGCTATAAGTATGTGCAATATGCATACTTGTATCAGTATGTTTTGTGTTGTATAATTACTACGGAGGTGTGTTATGGCAAAAACAAAAACATCGAGTGCGGTAAAAAACAGATATAATGCAAAAGCATATGACCAATTACCCATCCGGGTTCAAAAAGGCGAAAAAGAAGTTATACAAGCCCATGCGGAAGCTATGGGCGAAAGCCTTAATGGGTTTGTCAAAAGAGCGATTGCGGAGGCGATAGAAAGGGATAATGCTAAATATTTATAAAATATTGCAAAGATATTCCCGATTTTATTGACAATACTTTCGTTGTTATGATACGATTCATTTCAAGTTATATGCATTTCCGTTGTTTGTTAAATTTTATCAACCGCACTTATTATAAAATACACACAAAAACGACAATGACAAACAGGAGCAGAATATGAATAAGTATAATCCAGCAATATTAATAGCAAATAATATTATTTATGATGCAAAAAAACACAACACACAAGTATCGCCAATGAAAATGCAAAAACTTCTTTACTTCATATATAAGAAACATTTGAAAGATACTGGTGTTCCATTATTTGATGAATATTTTGAGGTGTGGGAGCGTGGACCAGTTCTGCCATCTGTTTTTCATGAATTTAAATCCAGTAGCAAGCAAAATATCAATGATTATGTATATACTACATCCAAAGGTGTTCCTATTGTATCAAAGGATCATGATCGTGTTTACGATGCAATAAATTATGTCTTAAATAAATATAGATGGCACAGTGCAACGGAATTGTCTGATTTGACACACAAAGACGATACCGCATGGACAAAAGCATTTGACAGATCCGAACTCTACTTACTTGACGATGAAATAAAGGATGAAGCGTGGCATGGATGAAGAACTCAAGCAGATAACAAGTAAACAACTCAAAACAAACCCGCAGCATGACCGAGTAAATGCAATGTCATTAAAATCTGGCATATATAAACATAATCAAAAAGTGGAAATAGACTTAATAAAAAAAGCAAACATACTTGTTATTGGCTTGCTATTTTCAATTTTGGCTGTTTATGTATTTTATACGTTTTCACCGGCAACAACCATTAAAACATCGGAAGTAATAGGAATATTCTCAACCGTTGTAACATTCATACTTGGATATTTATTCGGCACACGGAAATAAACCATATATACGGCTCACGTAATACAAAACAGAATTCAGACAACAAAAAAACAAAGTAAATCTATATGTGCCACTCAAGAGCACAACATTAATAAGCCTTTAGCAGTAAACATCATTTAAGTGTGATGTCGAACCTTTGGGCTTTTTTATTTCAACCACCGAGAAAATATCGACAGTTCATTGTTTTATATAAGACACTTTAACGAAAAAATGACAAGTAAGAGAGTGCGTATAAAATTGGATGCCACAACAAACAAAAAAACTCCCGGCCATAAAGACCGGGAGCCTTGATAAGCAATTAAACTACGAAATACTAAAATAGCCTTGTTCTAACCAATTCAATTCACGTTCAACCACAAATTCATAACAACTGACCATGCCGGAATAAAACTGAACGCCGTCAGTTGATTGATTTTCGGGGGTCAACTCATACCCATCATATACAACGGTTTCGGGTATTTTATCACGGACAACAAGAATCCCATGCCCACAACCTTTGTAATATTTTTCAGCGGGTGTATCTTTTAGTTTGAACACTGTCACGGACATCATCTCCAGTTCATTTTAACACTGCATTATTCATTTTCAGCGATTATCGTGAAAATGTCAATTAATAGTTGTTAGAATGATCTGTCGAAGTTCCAAACTGTACGGGATGTATCACTGGATAATTGACCGTATACGTTACATCAAATGCCGTGTCAATGAAGCTCCGACATCTTTCAAGATATGTTCAATCGTTTCGCGGTCAACATGATTCTTGCCTCCGGTAACAATCACTGTCGCAGTTTCCGTATCCCAACCAACAGTAAGTCCACAGGCTTCTAAAATCGGTCGCACTTGCCCAAACGTGACATCGTTTTTAATAATAGCCGGAAATGTCATTGATTCGCCGAAGATGTTAAATCGCATCTCTGTCATTTCGTCATCAACACCACCACTGTACATCTCTTGTGCAAGCCTATACGCTTCGCGTACAGCGTCCCGCATACTTGTTTGGTATGCAAGTTGTGCGGCCGTGAGCGTTTGACCCGGTTGTCCGGTGATTGCATCAAGCACCCATACGCAAAAGTGCCCGGTGTGCCCAATATCGGCGGGGTCGCGCAGCCAGCGCTTATCGGGTGCATGTGCAGCGTTATTGGTCGCTGCAGCAAAGCAGCGAATACCACGACCGTCATTGTTGTCGATAATTAGAATACACGGCCTTGCATCCCAGTTATTTATAAAATTGCCATTTGCAGTTTGCAACTTTATTAACATGTCTTCCTTGCTCGCGCACACATAATCTGTGTGTCTTTGGTTGTTGTGCTCTCCCACAATACCGTATTGCAAGCCGGTTAAGAGGTCGAGAATTTGATATACAAATCCTCTGTTAATCCAAGGAAGCTGTCTGATATTTACTAGCTCAACGTTCATGTTATTCCCTCCAAGCAAAAAAGCCGGATACTATTCACCTATATATCCCGGCTCCTTAATAGGTAGCTCGATTATTTCTGACATTACTTGTTTGACGACACCGTTGCCGCCGAGTTTGAAATACGGCTCGGCGAGATATTTATTAATTACGGTTAGTTCTTCTCTCGTCACCCATCCGCGCCGCAGATACTCCATGCCGAGTGTAAAAATACGGTCATGACACAAGCCGAGCAAAAGTTTTGTTCTGCCGTCTCTCTTATTGATTTGGTGTAGAATCAATCCCCATATCCCACTACTACAAAAAATACCGATAAGCAAATAAATAAAATAATTGATACTCATCTGCCACCGCCTTCATATGCACATTTACCACAGTAGGAAATGAATATCCCACCATATACAATGCTTGTCCACTTAACGATTTCCGTTGGTATTTCGCCGAAAACATAATACATAACCACTGCAATAACAAGCAGCACGATGTATGAAATGGACGAAACGCAAAACACTTGATTCGTGTACTCCTTGTGTTGTTTTTGAGGTTGGCGCAGTTTTTGTACTGCTCTCATTTCATGCTGACGATGCTCATGTTCAAATCGTTGCTCCGGTGTCATGAAATCATTCACATTCAATATGATCACTCCAATCTATAAATAAAAGCTGTGTGTTCCGTGATTAAACAACCACGTTCGATTACGACCAGCCCAGCTTGTATGCTGTATGGTGGTCATATTGAAGAATAACGCGCCCTGTGAGTAGTCCGTGCCGTTTAAGGCTTTATGCACCGCATCTTTGATTCTTGCGCATGGTGTGGCTCTGTCAAACGAGCCGTCGCGGATAGGACTGAACTGATTCGGTGCAAACAACACATCGTACAATGTGCGTTGATCCTTGAATAAGCCATCATCGTATAATCGGTTTATGATGACATTAATGACAAGGATAATACCTTTATCATCCTCACCACGTGCTTCTGCCCAAGCGATACGGTACAGCATGTCCATTTCGTCACAAGAAAAATGAGAACCGTTTGCATATGGATTATACAGACGGTTCCCATTATAATTTTGAAGACCGAGCGTTGACAGAATTAAACAGATTACCTGTATCAGCTTGATCATTTCGATACCGCATCTAAGATGGTTTTAAGGGTTTCCTCTATCGCGTCAAGCCGCTTATCGGTTTCAGTCTTTGGTGGTGGGTAAAGGATTGCCAGTGCACGTTCATACTCGTCTTGTGTAACATTATCGTACCCTGTTAATTCCGTGCCCTCCGGTGCTGTCTTTGCGTCCACCGGATTGTCGGCTTCGTATCGCACAAAGTAGGCAGCGTCAACATATCGTTCGTCTACATAAAACATGTCGATTAGGTTTTTGTCCATAAATTCAATCTGTTTCATGCGGTCACAGATTTCACGACCGTGTGAATCGGCGGTTATTAAATCACTCAATTGTGACACCCCAACAACGCGGCCATCTTCGTCAAGTTGGGCATAGAAATATGAATTTTGCTCAAAAGACAAGCCACGTTCACCCATCAATCGCATCAGTTCTGTTTTTTCTTCTGCCGGTAGTTCATTAATGACTTTCAGTAAATCCGCGTGCTGCATATTTTCAAAAACATCTCTTCGGCTTGCCTCATTGCTGTTCATATTTGCCTCCTGATTAATTAAATGTAGTTAATTCCCAAGCAAATTCAGTTACCCTAAAATTAAAACTTGTGGTTAAAAATGATTCCGAGGCTGTATTGCTTATCCTCGTAACAATACCCAATCCTGTTGCTCCGGTATCAATTGTCGCATTTACATTGGCGTGTGCCTGTTGTCCTGTCCTTGTTATATTGATACCCACATCATATCCCATAACAGCACCAGCACTGAAAAGTTCGGGTATATTTGTTTGCAATGCCGCGCCATGAACACTTACGTTTCGCAATAACGGAACATTAAGAGTTCTTGCCAAATTAACAGTAGCCCATACAACTAAATTGCGAACAGGCGAAGATACTGAGCCTCCTACGTCCAGCTGATTGGCTGCTAAACCAAATTGAGCACTGCTATGGATTCCTCTTTGTACGCTTACGCGCACAACAACACCAAGCACTTCAAGACGATTGATAATTGAGTTCAGCTTTGCATTGGCACCACCGGCTACCGCCGTGCCACCAGTGGCATTGACCGGGCCAATAACAGTATTTAAATTCATGTTTAAATTATCTAAATTATTTGCTCTTGTAGGTGACAACCGCGCAAGCACTTCTCGAATGGACTGTATGACATTGCCATTCGCATTTGCAGTGTCTGACGCAAGTCCTATAAAATGCCTTAACATGTCAATCATCGCACTTCACTCCTTATACTTCCATCTGCGTTGAATATTGTTCGCTGTGTTATCGTAATTTGCCTTGTTTCTGTCGTTACATTGCCTTCCGTGTGCGTCCAAGGTCCAAATGTAATGCTTGTTAAAATAGTGCCATCGGCATTAAATGTTGTCGTTCGTGTGGCGAGGATGAAATTTAATGCGACAACTCTTATTGCGGTGGTTATAACAGATGCGGTAAAAACAGTTGAGTAATCGCACCCGCGCCGCACACTCCAATCATCAAAATTATGATTGAAAAGTGTAAATGACCCTGTTTCCATTGCAATAATCAACTCGCGAATTTCTCGCCCCAATGTTTCAAATAGTTGCCGCTGTTCAGCCGTCCATTGATTTTGTTGTGCAATCCAGTTATTTTGCTGTGTTTGCCATGCTGCACGTTGCTGATTAAAAAATGCCACTTGTTCATTTAAATCTGCTTGCATCTGTGCAAATAGTGTTCTTGTGTCAACAGCATGCACAAGCCCGGTTACAAATCCGCATACATTGTTATTGGGTCTTGTGTCTTGAATATTTGCTTGTGTTATTTGATGCGCGTTCGGATTGACTGTTATCATGCACAGTTGCAAATCCCAAACATCATCCGTTCTCACAAGCGCAGGGGGTTGCGGTGTCGCTGACGGTGTACCCGGTATCAAGAACGGCTGACATGTTCTCGCGACAACATCGTGCCGTATAACAACAATGTCGCGCCGTCCCAGTGTTAGATGTGCTTGCGGTACCGGGAATGTAAACTCAACCGGCGCAATGTAGTATCGTCCTTCCACAAATGCGGCTCCGGTTCGCATGGTTAGCACCATTGAATTGTTGAAACTCATGATCTGCAACCCGGCTGAATTTGCGCCAGTTGGTGGAAATACTAACGGATTCGGGAAAACCCCATTACTGATGACTTGACGTTGAAACAGTGCGTAATCAGTGCTATCGTACTGCCTATCAACCTCCGGAATACCCAATACATCAAATATTGGTTGCCCCATATCATCAAGCATTATTTCGGCATTGTATGGACCGAAAAGCATGTCTTCTTTTTCACCAATTGGAATCATCTTAGCGCCCCCTTTCTACATAATCGCCTGTATTTACTTCAATATTTCTTCCGGTCTCATCGAAAAACTCCATGACTTCTGTTACGACTTCTTTTTCTGTGAAACCAATTGCTCTGTTTTGAACGGTAACAATGCTGCCCAAATCCCAATCCTTGCCGTATTCAAATTGGATGCTGTTTACATCAATGCGACTTGATAATGTTCTGACCGCGCGGTTGCGATTTAATACATCACGTGCAGTTTGAACAAAGCGTGTCGCACCTTGTCGAGGCTCGCTTGCGGGGATTTCGCGTCTGTCAAATCCGGTGATGTGGTTGTTGTATATAAAAGAATCACCAACGAGAACGACATTTTTATAATTCTGCGTATCATCCCAATAATCCTGTTCAAGTACATTCCCCCACTCTTTATCAAAAATGGCGATGCTGTCGGTTGGTTTGCGGAACTCAATGTCATATGTCCTGTTGTCCTTGTTGTGATTCACACGTACCCCGAATGTGTTTTCTTGTGCCAAATCCGAAATGGCATCAAGCACATTATGCCGCCGGTATTCGGCATGTATTAATTCGTTGCCGATGGCGGGGATCTCCAACAACCTTACAAGCGGTGCCATACTACGATTCGCACCGGCTCCATCAAGGAAATAATTGTTAATAATAAAAGACAGCATTGGTTGCAATAAAAAATCACCATCTAGGGTGAATATGCGCCGATCCAATAAACTTGAAAGAAAGCGTCCGGTGACAATTAACCGCATATCACCATCGAATGTGACAATTACGCGCCGACCTTCAATGAATGCGGCCTCATCATTGTCACGTTTATAAATAATATTGCCTATTGCATATTGCTTAAATTTTTCGGGTGTGAAACTGGTGGTCATTAAAAATTGACCGGGACTTGTATATCGCCGCACCCATTGAAAAATCTCAATTGCCGGGCATTTTTCAATCAACGTGAAATCTTTATAAACTTCAACATCGTTCATCAAGTCCACATTTTGTTCACGCGGCAACATGTGAAGCCGTGATGGGTCAAGCATTTATAATCACCACCGTTGCGGCTCCATGATATTCGCCTAAAGTTTCAACGAGATTGTGCCCCGCCTCAATGGTGTATATATTCACATTGTCGCGCGTTGACAATTCAGCGACCAATGCATCTGTTTCGATGTCATTTAAATTCAATTCGTCCATATTACACCCCTTAAACTGTAATCATATTGGAAAATGTTGTTACAACTGTGCTTGTATTGGCTCTCGTTGTAACTGTCACACCGTCAACAGCAAATGTTTTTGCTTGAAATGCCGTAACAACGGTTGCATTTGTTGCGGTGAATGTTGTTGTGCGCCTTGCGATTTCAACACCGTCCGCATTTGTTTGTCTGACAATCGTTAGGACTTGATTTGCCGGGAATGTCGTAGTGATGTGTAATCCTTGACGCGTCAATAAACTGTCAAACGAAGGATTCATTTGCGATGTTGAAGTCATCACTTGTTCCCACGCACCCCAAGTAACTGCACGACCTCTGACAAAGAACCTAAATGGCGAATGAAATTCAAACGCCAAAATTGTCATATGTCCGGCTGGATTTCCATGCGTCAATCCGAAATATCGAAACCATCCGGAAGCAGGTGCATTTGTCGCAGTACTTGATTCACCCATAAATGCGCCCACAATATTGCTGGGCAACCAATCATTTAAATTTGCCGGTATTGCTCTCGGAAATAAGCGCGTAGCATCAACACCCAAATTGATGAGTGCTTGTGCGGCGGTTATCGCGCCGGTGCCACCTTGTTCAACCGATATTGGAAAATCAACATCACCACCGGCAGTTGCATTATCTTCAATACCATCGAGCTTCGCTTTATCTGCGGCAGAAATAAAGCCCGATTCGCTCTGCGTTGCATTTGTATGAGCACTGCCGCGAGAGCCAATGTGACTGTTCAACGCCGTGCTAATTGCATTGGTTACGGCATTTATTGCTTGCCGTACCCGCAGTGCTGTCCAACTCCGTATTGATGTTGCCGTGCCTGTTTCCGCTTCGACCTGAGAGACAGCATCCGGGAGTGCACAAGCACCTTCTTCCACATTTAACATTACACGGATTTGTTCGGCACTTAAATCTTGCGGGGTACCGCTCGTGTCGGTACGACCTTTGATTGTACCTCCGGGCATATTTGCAAGACGCGTATTGTCAATGCTTCCCGCGATTAATGTTGCTGTAATTTCGTTTTCAGCGTTTACTTCAATCTGAATATGTGTGCCAATGCTGCCTTTGTAGATAGGTATTAAGGCTCTCATATTCAAACGAATTTCTTTACCACCGTGAAATGTGATGATCAAATAATCGCTGTCAATATCAACATTTGCAACCAATCCGGGAATTTGAACAGTGAGCATTGTGTCATTGTGCCTTGTAATTGTTAGAACACCGGAATCTTCATCGAAATCAGCTTTCTTCAAATAAGACATATCTTCAATGGTTACTGCCAGTGCATTTACAATGCTTTCAATAGCCGTCAACTGTGCAACACTTGCACCGCCAAGCTGCCCAAGATCCACTTGATGGGGATTGTTAAGGTCATCAATATGATTGTTTAATCGGCTAGCGTTTGATGCGGTCACATCTTTAACAGTTTCAATGTCATCATTGACTGAATTTATCTCGGCGATTCTTGCGTTGCGCTCCTCATTGATTGATGCAATCCTCGCATCGGCTTCATCTTCAATGGCTTGTATGCGCCCCATGCGCTCTAATGCCAAATCCGATTCGGTTGCAACCGGTGCTTCATGTTGATGTCTAAAATGTATAGCTTCTTCAGCTTGTCGTGTTAATATTCTTGTGTTTGCAACGTTTGCCATATAATCACCGCCCTATCTGCTCTAACATAGACAATAGGCGGCCTGTTTCGTCATCTTCTACCAGTTCATGCACAAGTGTATTTTCTGCAAGATATGGTGACATCCGCATATTTTGAGGCTCATATCCACCAACAAAGGTGTATTCCGGTGTGTACCGCACGCGAACTTCCAAATTGCTGACATTCTCATCCGCGCGATACCCGATGCGGTTTGTTCCGACTTGTATCAAGAAAAATCGTGTTGATTCTGCATCCAGTAAATGCATTGCGCGTTCACCATTGAGACGTATCGTTTTTAAATGCAAATAGTTCTCAATGATTAAAACATCGCCGCGCGCCATTGTGTAATTAAGCCGGATTTGATTTCCGGTTTCTTCATCGCGTATAGATGGATTAGTGACCGTCCCGTGTCGCGCTCTAAATTCAGCAGTAAATCCACTCTCAACATTACCCATGTTTTGGAATCTTGTTTCGAGTGTCGCATGGTGAATACCAAATACCATTGTTGATGGCAAAACAGATCCACGTTGAGGTATCGACATTGGATAGCTCCATCGCTTTAGTGTTTGTGCAATGGACACAGTTAGCGGTCTTCCGCGCCAAAATGGATCTAGTGCGACCAGCATAATTTCAAAGACAAGGCATTTTTTCTGAGGATGCCATTCAACGGTCGGTAGTTCTTCAAGCACACAAGATATGTGCCGATGCACTCCTGTTTGAGCGTTATCCGATGTCAAAACACCCGGCAATGTCGGATTGAACGAATTATGCAATATCTCCCTTGCTGATTCGCGGCTGATTGTGTCTTTTCGGATTTCACCAACAAGCCGGATATGCCGCCTGTCCATCCTCATTCCGGTACCGCTCTCACCATGCCTACCCGGAGCAGGAACACCATACACATTGTTTGCATGGTGCTCCTCGCCGCCACCGGCAGTGATAACAAACGGTGAAAAGAAGTTGAAGGTCATCGCACGTCCTGCTGAATTTTTATATGTCAGTGTTACGTGCGGTGTTACGAATAACATACTAAACAACTCCCATCAATTCAGCTTTTTGAAATGCTCTTAACGCTTGATACCCTGTTTCTTTTTCTTTGACACCGTGAAAATGTTGAATAATTGCATTACCACCAATACCATTTGAAGCTTGCGCAGAAAATGGCTCTAAATCGAATTGCGCAAATGGATTGTTTGGCATATCGAATGTGAACGATGGATCGCTAAACATTCTCATGATTGTGTCTACGGTGTGCCGTGCTAAACCAAACAATGTTGCCTGTTCAGCAATCATGCCGTCACCAAGTGCACGAAAGAAATTACGTCCGATATTAAAACCTTCACGGCTCAACAATTGGTCAATGTCTCTCGTCATGCGCCGTAGGATGTTGTTTGACATTTGCGACATTTCTACGAACTTGTTTGTTACGATTTCAACAATTTCAGCAAACCGTGCACGGAATACGTTTACTTTTTCTGCAAGTATGCTGCCAAAATCAAAATCATCATGTGCATCACCGGTTGATAACAATGGTATGTCTATATTTATTTCATCCGCTACATTTGCTGCACCTTGTGCCATCTTCTGCACGGCCATAACAGCTTTTTGTGCATTCCGTGCAACACCATCAGCATAGCTTGTCGCAGTATCTTCACCGTATCGCCAAAAGACCATCAATGGATTAACTCTCTCCAATTGATTAGCCATTCCGAGTTCCGCTTGACATGCGAGTGCGGCTGTTGCTTCACGTGCCAATGACTGCCTTGCGTTTATCGCATTGACAAAAGAATAAACAACATCGGCACCCATGCCATAGAATCCCGCTTCTTCCAGCTCAAGATGTAATGTTGTTCCGGCAGTTTGTGCCAATTCCCTCATTTGTCTGATTAGGTATTCATCATGTCCAAATGCATTAACAATGGCATTCATCGCTGATGCTCCACCTTGTTCAAAAAGGTCAGAAATCCGCTTTAAGCCATCCGGGTCATCATCAAGAGCCTGTGCAAACATGCGAACTTTATCGGCACCGTTAATACCCAGTGATTGAAGATATTCAATAAATCCATCATAAAGACCTTCACCCGCCATGCGTCCGAGCCGTCCAATATCAATACCCCATTGCTCTGTGACATCGATGTTGTTTTTTAAATTTGCTTCAATTTCATCAAGCGACATTTCGGTATCATTGGACATTGCACGGAACATTTGACGTGCTGCGGTTTTAACACTTTCATATGTTGAGATTATTTGATTAAGGGCTTGCGATTGCGATTCGGTTAATTCGCGCAAGGCGGCAGCAGTTGCGATGGCATTGTATTCCACAGCGTTAGCGTATTCATCTGACGATTGAATCATTTGAATGTAGCTGTCTCTGACTATATCGGCATTGCGTTCTTGTGCCCTTGCGTTTGCATATTGACGTTCCGTTAAATCGGCAATTGTTTCATCTAAGTCTCGAACAACACGACCCAAATAACGCTGTTCATTAATTTCTGCGCGTGTGGCATGAATACCGATTTCATAAACTCGTTCATGTGCTTGCCCTCGCAATTCTAGGGCTTCCGTTAGCAATTCTTCGAGTTCGATTTGCTCTCTTGCTAATGTAACGGCTCGCTCTCGTGCAGCCGCCACGCGCGCCTCTTCTTCAATTAGTGTAATCCTTTGCAACAATGCATCGTTGCTCAGATTCAGCAATCCTGTTTCTTCATCGATGTATGCGTTTAGCTCCGGCATCAATGACACCAGCCGGCTTGTATGCAACATTAATTCTGCACGTTGATAAACCGATTGATTTTCAACATCATTAAGCTCTGTGATGCTGGATATCAAACGTCTCGCGGCAATTGCATCATTATCAATGGCACGAACTCTATTGTTGTGCGAATCCGTGCTGCGCTCAGTAGCGGAAATCCGTCTATCCAGTGCTTCGTTAAGGGCTTCGTTTTGTCTGCGCAATTTTTGCGTTTCTTCGGATTCCCTACCCATCCATCTCACAAGCTGAATGATTCCGGTTGTAAGGGCTGCGACCGCAGCGATTTTCAACCCAATAGGATTGGCTTTCATTGCGACATTTTGCGCTTTTTGTGCGATGGTTTGTGCTTTTGTTGCCGCAGTCTTTTTAATTGTGGATGCAGTTTCTAATCCATTGGCTTTATTTTGTGCTATTGAAAGAGCTTTTCTTGCATTTTGGTGCTTGGCTGCCAGCATATCAGCCTGTGCAGATAGCTGTACTGCTTCCGCTCTTAATTTTTCATTGATAATACCGCCTTTTGATACGGCGGCTTGCGCCTTTTCTGCTTTAGTGCGCGCTCTTTGTGCTGCCGTTGCCAATGCGTCAACATTTTTTCTGATTTTCATTGCTGCGATTTTCGCATATTCAGCTTTTTCAGCAGCAACAACGGCCGCAGTATTTGCAATAGTAGCGGTTGTTTGCAACTTCTTGGCACCAGTTAAAAGTTTAATACCATTTATTGTCTGATGTGCGATGTTTCCTATGGTCATGGCTGCTTTATATGCCTTAAACGCAACAACACCCGCTAAAATGACAGGTGTTAATGGCTCTGCAACACGCAACACAGTTGTAAGTCCTGTTGCTAACATTGGCAGTAAACGAACGACAAATGGTGTTGCGGTAGTTATTAAATTACCTACGGACTGTGCAATGGTGGATATGGCCGTGCCAAGCCTTTCAATGTACGGCCTTAAATCGTTATTGTCACGAAGACGCAAGGCTAAGTCACGTAAACTTTCCGCAATGGTCTGAACAACGGATGCCACCGGTGCCTCAATAATTTCATGGATTGTTAAAAGCATATCCTTGCCGGATGCTCTCGCCATCCCCATTGCCTGATGAAAACCGACAACTTGTTCACCGGCGATTTCAGACGCAGAGGCTGCATCGTACAATCCGGGGATAACTTCGTTTCGTATTTCTTCCGACAAGCGCATAAACTCAAACCATGCAGCCTGTTGTGTTAAGTTCATTTCTTCTGTGATAAACTGCGCAACTGCAACCGTATCATTATATGAATGCATTGCATCAGCTAAATCAAACATAATGTCTTTATTGTCACGCGCATTGCCGTTGGAATCCGTCAATGATATATTGAAGCGTTCAACGGCCGCTGTTGAAATATCGCCGGCTGTGGCAAAGTCCATCATGATTGTTCCCATGCCGGTATATAAATTCGCACCGCGGATACCCGCTTGATACATGCGTGTCATAATGGCGATATTTGCTTCACTTGATGCACCAAATTCCTGAAACGCAGGTGTCATTCGGAACAAATAATTTTGCATGTCCGCAAGTCCAATACCGGAGTTAAAAATGCCTTGCGTAAATAAATTTGTATATCGTTCTGCATAAATCGCATCCTTGCCGACTTTTAACAAATAATTGCCGAGCATATATGCTGTGCTGCCTAAATATTTCCCGGTTGCGAGCGCAAAGTTCATAGCCGAATCCATTAAGGTGATGTGATGCGTAGCATCTTGACCAGTCACTGCAATTTTACCCGAAGCTTGCGCTATTTCTTGTGCTGCAAAGTTCCCGGCTAATGCAGAATCACGAAATGACATTTCAAGCTTTCGGATTTCTTCATCGGCCATACCAGTACGAACACCGATTGTGTTCATGGATGCTTGCCAGTCACTGCCAACATTCATTGCAGCAACTCCGATACCTGCAACAGCGGCACCAATCGCAGCACTAGCCACCGCAACACCTTTGGCAACACCCGCCATTGTGGACGCTAAGCCACGTCCTTGTTCTTCTGCTTGTCCAATGCCCTGTTGAAACTCGCTGTCATCAAGCGCAATACGACCAAATACGCTGAAAAGCTCCACAATGCCCCCCCCCCTTACAAATAAAATGCCGCCCGATTAAGAGGCGGCCATGTAAAACGGACAAGTGTTACTGCCCGCTTGCGACTTGTTTTATAATGTCAAACACATCGCTATTTTCTTGTACTGCATTTTTTGTTGATTGGTTGCTATGTTTCCGCATGAAAGAATCCCAATGTGGCAGTGTTGCTTTGGTTGTGTACTTCTGTGCCTGTTTCGGTTCGTTACTTTCTGCGAATTTAAATCCTGTGCCCTGTGCCCATAAACATTCAAAAGCGTAATATTCATATAAGTATCTGCTTTCGATATACAAAATCAGTGCATCAAATGGTATTGGTCTTAATTCGGCAATGTATCTGACGGCGTTGTGAATGCCAACTGCCGCAGTTGCGGAAAAAAACGCAGGATTTTTTCATGTGTGATTATTGATATACCCATGTCGATGATTTCAAAGATGTCACATGAATCTTGAAGTTCTTCGGGTGTCGTGTCATTAAACAGTGCAACAATTTTGACGGCACGGTCATACTCTGTTTCAAACAACTTTTTAAGCATGTCTTTAAGGAATACGAATCCGGATTCGGATGCTTCATTGTTGGCATCTTCCAACGCAATCAGCATTTCTTCGTTTGCGATTTCGGCTGCTTTCTTGGCTGATTCATCGCCATCACGTGCCAATTGCATTGCTTGCAATGCGTACAAACGTGCTTCACGCGCTTTTTTGGCTTTTTCGCCTCTGGACTGCACTTTATTAATTTCTTGGAGCAAATTAATAACAGCCTCCGCATCCGGCAAAATACCAAGTAATATCTTGTATTGCTTGTTGGCTTTCATTTCAAAGAATTTCACTACGCACGCTCCTACGTTTTTTTAACAAGCTTTCCTGTTCCGGGATTGACCTTTAACATGTCTGTATCGGCATTCAAGGCGAGAAATGAAGACGGTTGACCGTCAACAATTACCATCCCATTGTCGTCAAATTCATACACCCAAAGCGGTGCAAATCCTTCTTGTATTGCGGCAAGGTCTTTCAAGTGGAAATTGAACTCCACCGGGTATGTTGCTTCATTGTTGCTTTGTGTGGTGACATTGTATCCGGCTGTATTAATTGCACCAAAGCCACGATATGCGATTAAGTTACCGCCAATGGTTGGTACAACCAGTGTGACTTCCTTATTAAAGTGCGCCGGGGTTAATGTCGATCCAAACATCAATGCACCCGTTTCCGGATTCTGCACTGCCGTTGTCATGACTTGTTTGATTTTTGTAAGCGTTGCTTCTTTGGCGGTTGTTGAGATTGATGCAGATTCCCAACCATCAAGCACTGTTGACGCGGCAATTGGTGTTGATAAATCATCAACTGTGATTTGCCTGAATGATGGCACAACATTGATGTTGCACCCACCATCTGTTGCACCCATTGCAATACCATCAGTTTGAGCCTGTACCAATTTCTGTGCAAACTCCTGTTTTGTTGTTGCGGTCGATATGTCAGAGTAGTCCAAATTGAAATACAGCGCACCCGCTCCGGTAATCATGTTTTTGAAAGATTCTTGGGTTAATCCGGAAGGCTTGAAGCCATTCCCTAATGCTCCTACTGGCATTTTGTTGCCTCCTTTATTTTCGCATTAATGCATTTACAGATGTTTCATATGCATCAACTTTCCCTTGTAAAAAAGCAATTACATTTTCCGGTGACTGTTTCTTTGCAAGTTCATCATTGATCAATACAATTGCGCGATTGAAGTTGTCTTCAATGATCGCGTTCTTAACAACTGGGCATATTTCATTTTTTAAACCCATGATGATTTCTAAAAGCTCAATCAATACACATAGCTCCTTACAATTAGATTTGTCACACCACGAACGATTGCATTGTCGCTTGGTTCGCGCATAAGCGTTTGAAATGTACTGCTACGTTGCAGCCACAATGCCCCGACATCTTCGGTCAATAAAATAACACCTTCCGGTGTTATGATTTTTGAGATTTGCGTGAGCACTTCATTGACCAGCCCGCTGAACCCCGGTGTTGCTGTTCGCCTGTCCCATATTGACGCACTTACAAATGCATTTTGGAACATCCCCGGTCGTATGACATCATGTGTGATGTACGGAAACTCCGGAGCAATATTCCTGTCTTTCATTAGCACAGACACCATCGTTTCCGGGTATGCGGATATGGGCTTTCCATTTTGTGGATCCTTAAACTGCCCCCAAAAATTCGCATAAGTATTATGAATTAGTGTCATGTGCTACATCCTTTCGGTTAATGACCGTGACATTGAACAGTTTAAATTGCGATATGGCATGTGGAGATGCAACCATCGCATCATTGGTGAGCTTTATGAACATTGAGTCGGACGCTCGCCGCAACACATGATCCGGCAACAAATCTTCGTTTGTGCCGGTGACGAATCTACCTTGTGTGACAACTCGCCCGGCATCTGCAACGGTGCGGGTGTCTGATGCATTTTGCACATATAAGCCCATCACCACACATCCGTCAGTGAATATATTTTCAATGTCAAACGGCGGCGGTAGTCCGGTTGTTGCGCCGGAAACTTTTTGCAAATAATACACCTCGTATCGCCTTGACAAGTCCATTTTTAACCCCCAAGAATCTGTATTGATGTATCAGTCTGCCACATTCTGCGCCAGTGCTCCATGAATCTGTCCGAAAACACGGTTTCCCATCCAGCGACAGTGCCATCTTGATTTGTTGCTTTCGACCATGAGTGAAATCCACTGACCTTTTCGCTTACAATGTTGCTTGGCTCATTCGCCGGGTCGTTCATCCATGTCTCAATTTCATGTGCGAGCTTGATTAGTAGCGGAGGGAAATCAAGACGGAATACTGAACCGGAAAATGATTCATCTGTTGATATTGAGGTGTCATCCATGCCATTTGTGAGCAAGAAATCTGAACCGTTATTACATGCTTGCAATTTGTAAATGCCATTATTCCTACGGCTTCCGATGATTCCAACCCAATCACCGCATTGGAAGGCATCTGACGGTGTAATTTTCCCATCTGAAATAAAAAAAACACCTTGAGCATTATCAGCTTCAAAAGTGTTTCTTAGGTGGCTACACACAAGTGTCAGTACATTATTCAGCCTCATCAGCTTCACCCGATTCAGCCACTTCATTGTCAAAATACTCAACGACATCCTCGTCATCGTTGATAACAAGATCATTGAATGCATCCGACCTTATAAATTTTGGAAGCGCATAGGCTTCAAGTTCATCTGCGCTGATAACATCATCCAGTGCGACATCAATATCATCCGATGCCATCTTCGTTGCAAATTCAAGATAGGCTGCTTGCAATGCTTCTGATGGGAAGAATTGCAAGCCATCGCTACCATAAACCCTACCACCGTTAAGGGTGCTTATTGTATCTGG